ATATCATCAATAGATGAATCACTACCAGCATTAATAGAATCATCTGTGCCATCAAAACCTAATGACCAGAAATTATATGATGGTTCTATAGCTCTAATTGCTGCTCTAATAGCTGATGGTGAAGTTTCAACATATATAGCATCATCATGTCTAAATACATTGCAAGTAAAAATAACTTCAACTCTAAAATACTCATCTTCTTCGCTAATACTAACTTCTTGCGGCTTACCATCAAAAAAGCCTAAAAGCTCTGCTTCTTGTGTACCTTGGTTGTTAAAAAACAACTGATACAATCTTTCAGAGTCCTGATAAAGCCTTTGATAAAATCTTTCACTATCTTCTTTTTTAAAATACTGATTTATACTAATTGTATACATTTTATGCCAACCACCAACAAACAAACTTTCAGTACCCTCTAAGTCAGACCAAATTCTAAATGGAGAATTTATTTTAGTGTTTAACTCTGGAGAAATATATGGAGATACATTATATTCATCTCTTATTATGGTTTTAATTCTTTGGTAAATCTCTTCCCATAAAACATTGCTATAATCATAATTTTTTT